AGCATCGCCTTAGTTACATAAATATAATCTTTTTTCTGTGATGATTTAATTACATCTACGCCTACAGATAGGCCATCTATTAATTGCTCTGATGCCAGCATTAACGCATCTGATCCTTGCATGCTTGCGCTGATCTTAAAGCTAGCGTAGATACCATCTTCTGCCTCATTAAACTTTTGCATACGGCCAATAGGTTTATCGTTGCGGTGTTGCATTAACATCTTGATTTTGCCGGGATCGCCTACATCGATTGATCCTTTAGCAAACACTACTTTGCCGACACTGGTGTTACCTGGTGTCTCAAATGGCACAATTTTGCCAGCAATAACTCTGCGCTCACTGTCTGCGCTTTCTATTTGACTACTAAATGTAAGAATCAATTTGAATCCGCCCATGTTAGAACTGCAAAGGTAAATGATGGGGTAGTGCCACCGATTGTGCCAACCACTCTTAATTGATCTGTAAATGCGGTAGTTAATCTAATTACCTCGCGTGTAACGCCTGTTTTTTGTGTGAATGTAGCAATAGTATTCCAGTTAGTACCATCTACTGTGTCTTGCACTACGACATCTAATGTAGGTAAAGTGCCACTAGCTGCTGTAACGTCTAATTGCATTACTAATTGTTTAGCGGCTGCTAGTCCAGTAACGGCTGTGCCCGTAACTGTTGCGGTGCGAGCAGCTGACGCTAGAAGCGTTACCGTGCTTGCAGGTATATTGGCCTGTTGTATATCACTCATGCATTTTCTCCCTTTGCGCTGTTAATGTACTCAGCATCGCCACTTTGGTTTCCGTTAGGTGTTAGGTCTTCCATTTCTTTTGCTTGCTCTAGGTCTATAAGTCCTAGGGTCAACATCTTTTCTAGTGTCTCTAGCCTTGTTTTGTCATCTGATCTTAAAAAGGTTTCGCTTATGTTGAAGCGCACAGTGTGGCCGTTAGCAGTTATATCGTTCATGCTTAGACGATCCTCAATGGCACAGATATAAGGCTGTAGTGAATAAGCAACAAACTCTTTGCGGCCATCAATAATGTTTTGGTAAGTCATGCTGTTGTTCATGTCAGCAGATATGTAATATGCTGGTACGTTCATAGCACGTGCGATCTGCGTAGCCAAGTATTGTGATGCTTCGTTATACATCATATCTTTAGGGCTAAATCCGACAGTTTCGTAAGATAGTGTGCTGGTTAGATATGCAGTGGATCTTGATTGACGTGCTTGCTTCCAAGCTGCTAGTAATCCTGCTACTTGTGCTTCTGGCATATCTGCACCGGTGTTTTTTAAGAATCCTGTTGCCATTGGTGTTTGTGCTGCTACAGCTGCAGCCTTTTCTAAATCTAATGCGCTTTGTATTGTGCGCCCTGCTGTTTGTAATACACCTTGTGTTAGCCCTTGAAATGTAACTAATGAACCAACGCCAACCATCGGTACTTTTTCATTATCGATTGTGTAATACAAAACTTCTGTACCTAATGGGTTTAATTGTGCGACTACTCGCGTGTTATTAATCCATTCAAAACGTGCTGGTCTTAAATCATCTGCATACACTTCTGTAACGCGCCAATATGCAACGCCATAGAATATAAGACTATCGACAGTCCACGAGATAGTGACGGATCGTGGCTGTCGAATGTCTGGCTGCTCGCACCAAAGTGGCTTCGCTAATTCTTCGCCTGTAGATTTTCTATACAACTCTAATGGTAAATAGCCTATAACACCTTTAATTAAATTAGCGCATCTATTGACTGCTGGTACTTGTGTTGCAAGTGTGCGATCCATAGGACCTGCACCAAATGTGTTGTAACCAAATCCAATGATGCTATCGCCCATAACGGCAGGGGCGTATTGCGCTTGAACGGATTCTTTTTTATTATTTATACCCAAAGCAGACAATAGACCCATATAGGTATTATATACCATAAATCGGACTTATGGTGCAAGTTAGACAAATATTTGCGCGGTTTGTTGAGGTTTTGTTAATTGGCTAACTACCATAGCAAGGGATATTGCAGCTGTAACGTCTCCGGCTGATTTACGTCTTATTATGCGCCATCCTGCATCGCTAGTCTTAGCAGCGCAGTTATTTAAGTGTTGTACCAGATCTGCCTGACCACTATGCACCATTCTGTTATTAGCCATAGCATCAGATAAGTCAGAGCATGCCTGGTAAAACGCTTGGCCGCTTACATCTTGCATACGCCAACCGCTTTGCTCTAATCGTGTCGCTATGGACTGCGTGGCGTATTTGTCAAAGCAGATAATATGTGGATGGTACTTTTTAGCCCATTCATTTATATCACTAGCCATTTTAACTTCATCTATTGCAATATCACTATGCCACAACTGTGCAAGTCCTACAGCTATCTTGCCGTCTTTCATCTGACCCATTATTAACGCACCAGATCGTCTTGTCGGTGCAATATCAAAGGCCATTATAGTCATAGGGCCGACATGGATCTCTAATGTACTGTCACTGCATGCTTCTATACTTCCATAGACCCAAGGGCTGACTGCGCTATCTACCCACTGACATAACATCTCTGTGCGAGTAGCTTCTATGCTATTTGTGTTTACAGATTCTTCTAAAGTCTGCTCAGTTATTAAATGGCCAAGTGCCGGGTTAGCCATAGCCCAGGCTTTGCGATCATGAATCTTACAATGTTGCGGTGCGCTATATTCGTAATAGCCTAGATTCTCTGGTGGGTAAGATTTGCAGCGTTCGACTAAATTATTAAGCACTGTACTAAATCCATCACCAGCATTACTTGTCATTAAGGTCATGGCATTAGGTCCAGCACGTGTTACCGGTAATGCAGCTGTATATGCTTCTTCTGTCCATTCACGCAACTCATCAATGTACAATAATCCATCAACGCTTTTGCCGCGAGGAGCATCCCTAGTGGCTGCTGCTATTTCATAACGTGCGCCATTCTTTAATGTAATAGATTCTTGTCCATTAGCCAGGCGAATCTGTCTAACTTCTTTTAATAAGAATTCATTATCTTGTATTGTGTAAGCAACCTGCCTAAATGTATCCAATGCCATGTTTCTGTTAGACGACATGCCTAATACGTTCTTACTACCCCATAAGAAGAGATGGCTAAGAATTAACATACGTGCCAAGTGTGTCTTGCCATTTTGCCGGGCTACTAAGACCAGTGCTGTCTTCTTACGCCACATTCCCACATCATCTACAGCTAGTAGATCATCTAACACCCAGCGTTGCCAAGGGATAAGCGGTAAACCAATCTTCTCGGCTAGATCTGCAACTTCTTGTGATTTAGATAAGCCTTTTAATAATGGCGTGTGGATTCTAGGCTCGGTACTGCCAATTAGCCCGACCCCTCGTAACGTCTGTTTTACTTCCGTATCACTCTGCATCGAAGTTAAGCGTATCAGGTTTAATAAATGGTGAATCCGGCACTGTTCGGACCGTCTCAGGGAGAGAAGAGTTCAGAAAGACAGGGGGGGTCGCCTTGTGGCTAAAAAAACGCCCACCTTTACTGCTGTTACATGACTTGCACATAGCTTGTAAGTTATCCATAGCCCACATGTCACCACCTTTGATGCGTGGAATTATGTGATCTACTGTATGCGCTGGTTTATTGCACACAACACACTGCCAACCATCACGATCTAATACTGTAATGCGTAGTTTCTTCCACTTACCACTTCCTATGGCACGCTCTGTCAATGCCAGCCTTTCTTATCTAAATGCTCAGCTGCTAAACATGCATTAGCCTCACCATTTACTAACCCATATCTATGTGCTATGTATTTATAATGTAGATCTATCTGCTCACGTGGTGTTAGTTTAAGGACCATAGGGTTACGCATCTGGCCTAGACCATAATGACTACCGTTCCTGGCTTTATAATCCCATCTTGATTCTTTAATGATTATGTAGTTATAACAATCAAACTGATCGTATGTCTTAAACTTATGATATGCATATAACTTTAAGTTCATTACATCATTATCTACAGCTACGGAATTAGTCTTTTCAAAGCATAAGATCTCAATGAATACAAGGGTGGCAACTAGCGTGCACCTCGCGAGCTGTCCCTGCAGGGGCTCGCGTTTCGGCTTTGATAGCCGATGCGATCGTGAGCGTACCATACGTGTCAAATACATTGACAAACTAATCAACATAACCGCAGGTCACAAGGCGTGTCGAAGAATGGCACAATGTTGTATTGGTCAATCCAGTTATAATCCCAGCCAGCCTCGCTCATTACTTTGCTCCAATCAGAGCACAAGTGTGGCAACCAGAGCCTAGGAACTGCCAGCCACCACACTTAGTGCATCTATCTATGCTGCTGTCCGGGATATGCAAGGCCTCAGCAATATTTTTAACGCCAACGCAGCCACAAGTCATGCATTGATAAGCCTTAAACCCTTCGGGCGTATCTAATTGCTCTAGCCATAAGAACTCTGTCTTAGCTTTACAGCCATTACATTTGAATTGTGGGTACATTATGATAATATCCTTATTGCCTACATTGGCATTGAGTACAAATCAAGTAATTACCACTATGTATTAACCTGTCGTCATTACAAGCTATACATAAGTCAGTAGATGGTATGAACTTTACCTGGTCGTTTTCCATTCGCTCCAGGTAAGGTCCACCTCTGTAGATTTCTACATATCCCATTTATTCACCCCCTTTACCAGATTCAGAGTCATCCGGCCAATACCATGTGCCTGCAGCTGTAAGTTTTGCCCATTTAGCATCACACTGTTCGGCTTTGGGTGCAGTGCATACATAACCTGCGTATGGTTTATTTGTAGCCTTGGCGATGCCTTCTTTTTTTACCATATCACCATGCCTGCAAACAAAATTAACAGCAGCCACTTCGCCAATCTGAGTAATAGTCTCACCAACAGACCACTCAACAGGACCAGAGCCTTCAGCACTATTAACAGATTTCTGCTCCACAATATGTAACGCCATTTCCATCGCAGCTGATTTAGATCCGGGTGCAGAGTACTTAGGTTTGAATTCTGCAACTTTGCTCATCTCTTCTCTGGATGCGCGTTTGCCCTTAGCCGCATAACCCGCGTTTGCAAGCGCACGGCCGATCGCTGAAGTCTCGCAGTTTTCCAATGCAGAAGTTGAATTAACACCGCGATCAGAAACGCTCTCACTAGCAAGCCCGGTCGCGTACGCCTTTGCATCGGCTTCCGTCTTAAATAATTCAGCACTAACAATGTATCTAGTGTCTGTGGCC